GCGCTGACCGAAGAAGCCGTTGAGGACAACCTCTACGACCGTCTGTCGGCTCGCTACACCAAGGCTCTGGCTCGTTCGATGGCCAACACCAAGCAGGTCAAAGGCGCGTCTGTGCTGAACAATGCTTTCACCGGCGGCAGCTATGCTGGCGGCGACGGCGTGGCTCTGTGCTCGACCGCTCACCCGACCGCTCTGGGCCCTGACTTCTCCAACCGCCCTGCCGTCGCGGCTGACCTGAACGAGACCTCTCTCGAACAGGGCATCATCGACATCGCAGCGTTCACGGACGAACGTGGCCTGAAGGTCGCTCTGACCGCCCGCAAGATGATCGTTCCGAAGGAACTGCAGTTCACCGCTGAGCGACTGATGAAGTCCACTTTGCGCACTGCGTCCGCCGACAACGACATCAACGCGATCAAGTCCATGGGCCTGATCCCCGAGGGTTACGCTGTCAACCACTTCCTGACCGACATCAACGCATGGTTCCTGATCACCGATGCGCCCAACGGTCTGAAGATGTTCCAGCGTTCGCCCATCCGCACCGCGTTCGAAGGCGACTTCGACACCGGCAACGTGCGTTACAAGGCCCGCGAGCGTTACAGCTTCGGCTGGTCTGACCCGCGCGGTATCTACGGTTCTCCTGGCGCCTAAAAATCGCCGGAAATCGATGAAAAGGGGCCCTTGTGGCCCCTTTTCTTTTGCGGTATATTGCGTCAAGCCCGGGACTCCCGAGCGTAGTAGACCGACCCGGCGGACGACATGCAGACTACTACGCGACTCGCATGTGAGGATTCATCATGGCAAATACCACGTTCACCGGCCCGGTTCGTTCCCAGAACGGCTTTCAGTCCGTCACCGTCAGCTCCACCACTGGCGCCGTCACTGTTAACGGCACCTTTGGTTCGTCTACCAGTGTGACGGACTTGACCACCACAAATCTGGTTTTCACTGACCAAAACCACCCCACCACTGCTGCGATTAATGCTACGGCCGTCGCCACTGCCGCAGAGGTCAAAACCGGCTACATCACTTCCACTTCGGCATCGCCCACAACCATCACTTTGCCTACTGGCACGTTGCTGGGCGCGGCTTTGGGAGCAACCCGTGGCACCGTGTTGGAACTGTACGTTGACAACACCGCAGGGGCCAGCACTGTGACCATCGCTGTTGCCACCAACGGTATCCTGTCTTCTGCCGCCGCAGACACTGCAGGCAGCTTCGGTGACCTGACTATCGCTTCTGGCGCTACTGGCTTGGCACGATTCACCATCATGTTCTCCAGCGCAACGGCCTACGTATTTACCCGCACGGCCTAATTAGGAGTCCACCATGGGCTTTCAATTTGACGTAAGGTCAAAGACGATGACCACAACCGGTGCTACGGGCATCGGTTACCCGCGTGCGCGTATTAAAGCTATTTATTACGTCGCAGGCACTGCAGGCTCAATTTCCTTTAAGGACGGTGATGCAAGCGGCGAGGAGAAAATTCTCTTGGCTACCCCTGCCAGCACCGCAGGAAACGGGTCTACCTACGTCTTGATTCCAGGCGACGGGGTCGTGTTTGCGGCAGACCCGTATCTCACCATCACGGGTCCCTCTTCGGTGACCTTCTTCTACGGCTAAGGAGTCCATCATGGGACGAGCAGCAAAAATGGCAATCCCCGAGTACCAGGGCGAAATGCAGCCCGGTGCGCAAAAGCAGGACATGGCCAAGGGCGGTCCGAAGCAGACTCCCCGCAAGGACTACCAGAAGCCTTCGTCTTCTGTGGCTCCGCGTGGTGTGGGCATGGCCCGCAACAAGCAGTGCAAGATGTACTGAGATGGCTAAGTCTCCCGCTTGGCAGCGTAAGGAAGGCAAGGACCCCAAGGGCGGCTTGAACGCCCGGGGGCGTGCCTCCGCGAAGGCTCAGGGCATGAACCTGAAGCCTCCGGCTCCCAGCCCCAAGACCAACGCAGACAAAGGACGCAAGGCGTCCTTTTGTTCTCGGATGGAGGGGATGAAGAGTAAGCTGACCAGCGCCAAGACTGCCAAGGACCCGGATTCCCGGATTAACAAATCGCTGCGTGCGTGGAAGTGCTGACATGGGCCAACATCAAGAAACAGTGAAAAACACGCTGGACATTGTCTCGGTGTTTGCAGCAATAGGTTCTTTTCTTGAACTGCTGACCCCGGTGTTCGGTTTGATTGGTGCTGTGTGGACGCTCATGCGTATCGCAGAGATGGTCACCGGCAAGCCGTTCTCTGAAATTGTTCGCCGCAAGAAGGTGGCTGACGATGCCAGCAGCGAGTAAGAAGCAAAAGCGCTTGATGGATGCGGCGGCGCACAGCCCCGCATTCGCCAAGAAGGTAGGCATCCCTATGTCCGTCGCTAAGGACTTCAGTGAGTCCAGCAAGGGCTTGAAATTTAGGAAAGGTGGTGGTGAAATGATGGGTTACAAAAAAGGCGGCCTTGCTATGCGTGGTGAGGGCATCGCCAAAAAAGGTTTTGCCAAGGGTGGTGCGGTGACGGCCAAAGGTGCTGACACTGCTGGTCCGCAAGGCGGTCCGACCCACCAGCCGGTCAAAAAGAGCGTCCAAGGCGACACCGTGCAGGTTCGCGGCGTGGGCGCTGCTCGTGCTCGTAAGGCCACGATCTACTGAGCATCATGGCCACTTCAGGCGTTGCCACCTTCAACCTGGAGTTCGATGACATCATCGTCGAGGCGTATGAACGCTGCGGCCTTGATGTCAGGGACGGCTACGACATGAAGACGGCACTGCGCTCGATCAACCTGATGTTCGCCGAGTGGGCGAACCGTGGCTTGAACCTGTGGACCATCGAGCAGCGCCAAGTTGCTCTGGTGGCCGGGCAGTATGAGTACACGCTGCCGGATGACACTGTCGATGCTTTGTCGGCGGTCATTCGCACGAACGCAGGTTTGTCCACGCAGCAGGACATCACGATTGATCGCATCGGCTATGCCGAGTATCTGCATGTGCCCAACAAGAGCACGCAGTCTCGTCCGGCGCAGTATTTTGTTCAGCGCACGGCCCCGGCCAAGCTATTCTTGTATCCGGCTCCTGATGCCACGCAGTCCTACATCTTCCGCTACTACGCCATCCGGCGCATCCAGGATGCGGGCACGTTCTCAAATACGGCGGACATTTCGTTCCGATTCCTGCCCTGTTTGATTGCGGGAACCGCGTACTACCTGTCTGTGAAGAAGGCGCCTGAGCGCATCCAGTTGCTCAAGACCATGTACGAAGAGGAGTTCGCCCGCGCGGCTGCAGAAGACCGCGAAAGGTCGAGCTATTTTGCGGTTCCTAAGACCTGGGGGTACTAGGAATGAGCGGTGGGTGGGCCTCCGGCAAATTTGCAATTGCTCTGTGCGATCAGTGCGGGCAGCGCTTTAAGCTCAACGCCCTCATCAAGGACTGGAAGGGCTTCAAGGTTTGTCGTGAGTGCTATGAGCCCAAGCATCCTCAGTTGGAGCCTAAGCGGACGATCACGGAGCCCCAGGCGTTGTACCAGCCGCGCCCTGAGGCGCGCATGGCTGTGACAGTTTTTGTGGGTAGCCCGGGTGATTCTTCAATTGGCAGTATCGGTATGATTCCGATGCCGTTGTCTCAGCAGTTGTGGGCCGCTGGGGTGCTTGCTCCTGTCACGGTGGAGATCACATGAATTACACAGAACTCAAAGCCACAATTGAGGACTACACTGAGAACACCTTCACGCAGGATGAGCTTGCAACCTTTGTGAAGCAGGCCGAGCAGCGTATTTACAATACGGTGCAGCTTGCCAACTTGCGCAGGAACGTGACGGGCACCTTCTCGGCGAACAACAAATACCTCTCGGCCCCGGGCGATTTTTTGTCGGTCTATTCCATCGCCGTAATTGATCAGCTTGGCGACTACCACTATCTCAAAAACGTGGATGTCAACTACATTCGGCAGGTCTACCCATCGGCTTCGACCACCGCGCTGCCCAAGTACTACGCCATTTTTGGTCCCGTCACGAACTTGCAGACGGAGTTGTCTTTTATCGTGGGACCGACTCCCAATTCGTCATATGCAGTAGAGCTGCATTACTACTACTATCCGACCTCGATGGCTGATACGGTCAATAATCCGTCGGGCACCACGTGGTTGGGCGACAATTTTGACTCTGTCTTGCTGTACGGCTCTTTGGTGGAGGCCTACACCTTCATGAAGGGCGAGCAGGATATGATGGCTGTCTACGACACCAAGTACAAAGAGGCCTTGATGCTTCTTAAGAACCTGGGCGACGGCAAGCAGCGCGGTGACGCATACCTGGATGGTCAGGTCAAGCTCAAGGTGCAGTAATGATCAGTGCAGGACTTGTCACCAGTTTCAAAGGGCAGTTGCTGCTGGGTCAGCACGATCTGCTCAACGACGTCATCAAAATCGCCCTGTACAGCTCGTCGGCGGTTCTGGGCCCAGAGACCACCGTTTACACCAGCACCGGGGAAGTCACCAGTGCGGGGTACACGGCGGGCGGGCAGGTCTTGCTTCTTCCCGTCGTGAGCAGTGGTAATGGGACAGGTTTTGCCAGTTTTGCCGATCCAATTTGGTACGCGACGACATTTTCCGTTCGTGGCGCCCTCATCTACAATTTCACCAAGGGCAACAAAGCTATTGGCGTGTTGAACTTTGGTCTCGATCAGGTAACGCTGACCCAGGATTTCAAGATTCAATTCCCTGCCCCCAATCCAGAAACCGCGCTGATTCGCGTTACCTAAGGAGCAGAACATGCTGTCCGAAAAATCAAAAGCCGTTGATGTTGTCCAGGCTGCCCTGACTCGTCTTTCCGGGGCGCAGGACTGCGCTTCGGCCAAGGGTGTGTACGCCCTAGAATGCCGGGATGCCCAGGGCAATCTTAAATGGCAGCAAGACATTTCTAACTTGGTTGTCAACCAGGGCCTGCAGGACATGAACGCCAAGTATTTTACCGGCAGCGGCTACACTGCCACGTGGTACCTTGGTTTGTACGGCGCGGCCGCATCCAATACCCCGGCAGCCGGGGATACCATGGCTTTGCATGGGGGCTGGACTGAAATCACCCCGTATAGCAACGCTACTCGTCCTGCTTGCACTTTTGGCACTCCCACTACGGCCAACCCGTCGGTGGCCACCAACAGCGCATCCCCGGCCGCGTTCACCATCAACGCAACGGCCACTGTTGGTGGGGCGTTTTTGACCTCCAATAACACTAAAGGTGGTTCCACGGGCGTGTTGTTCTCGGCCTCTGACTTTGCGGCCCCCGGGGATCGCGTGGTGGCTTCGGGCGACACCTTGAACGTGACTTACACGTTCAGCCTCACCGCAACCTAATAGGAGCGCCTTATGGCATTCAAAATTGGTGATGTTGTTCGGCTCAAGTCGGTAGTTCCGCAGGGCCCTGTCATCCGCATGCGGATGGATGAACAAACGGGCGTCATTTCCTATCTTTTGGAATGGACGGATCAGGCTGGGCAGGTTCAACAGCGCTGGTTCACGGAATCCCAGCTAGAGGCCTAATATGGCCGAAGGCGGCTGGGGCTCGGGCACGTGGGGGGAGGCCGGTTGGGGCATGTCGGTCTACGCCCGCGCGGCCGACGAGGCAGCCTCCGCCTTGGATTCCGGCACAGCGGCAGGGACTACTTACCTTTCGTCTCTTTCTGAGAATTGCACGGCAACCGATAGCATCTCGGCCACCCAGGCATTTATTGGGGTTGTTCAAGAGACGGCGCAGGCTGTGGACAGCCCCGACGCGGCGGGCAGCATTTATGCTGCCGTGGTGCAAGCGCAGGCCAGTGCGGCGGATGCGCTTGCGACTGCTCAGATTTTCCTCACACAGGTCTCAGAAGCAGCCTCCGCCCTGGGCGATGCTGCAGCGCAACAAGTCTTTTCTGCGCAGATTTCTGAGGCGGCGCAGGCCGTGGATGAGGTTGATGGCTCTTTTGCCTACTTCTCAGGGGTCTCGGAGACTGTTCAAGCTCAAGACGAAACCAATGGGCTGAACATTCTTGGCGCTGAAGTAGTTGAAAACTCTTCGGCGTTTGATACCATGGGGGCTGATCAGGTCTTCGACACGCGGGTGTCCGAGACCGTATCGGCCCAGGACCTAACCGCTTCGCGAGCGGCGTTTATTGCGGCCCTTGTTGAAGGAGCCCTGGCAACCGATAGCATCGTGTCTTCGTTCCTTTGGAACGATATTGACGACACGCAAACCCCGAGCTGGCAATCCGTCAGCAATACGCAAGGTCCTGGGTGGGCAGGGGTGGTGGATACGCAAACCCCGAGCTGGCAATCCGTCAGCAACGCACAGAGTCCTGGGTGGGCAGGGGTGGCGGATACGCAAGCACCCAACTGGCAAGAGATTGTCACGTAAGGATTAAAAATGGCGACTTCATACACTTCTTTGCTTGGTTTGGCTCTCCCGGTCACGGGCGAGCTTCAGGGTACCTGGGGCGATACTGTCAACAACAGCATCACCTCGCTGCTCGATACAGCGATTGCGGGCACCACCACATTGAGCACTGATGGCGATGTGACGCTTTCCACCACGACGGGCGCTTCCAACCAAGCTCGACAGGCCATCCTTTTGTGTACTGGTGCTCGCACGGCGCAGCGCACCATCACTGCCCCAGCGCAGTCCAAAATCTACACCGTCATCAACGCCACCAGCGGTGGTTTTGCAGTCAAACTGGTTGGAGCAGGCCCGACCACGGGTCTGACGATTCCCGCAGGTGCATCCGCCGTGGTGGCTTGGAACGGCTCGGATTTTATTGAGGTAGGCGCCAATACGATTGGCAGTCTGATTGTCAACGGCAACCTTTCTGTCAATGGCAATACCACGCTGGGGGATGCAGCGGGCGATTCGGTGACCGTCAATGCCGGAACCACCACATTTGCTCAAGGCACCGCAAACGGTGTGGCATATCTTAACGGCAGCAAGGCTTTGACTTCGGGCAGCTTGCTGACTTTTGACGGCACCACGCTCACTGCTCCCGTCTCGGTTATAACTGCCAATAGCGTCTCCAACGCCCTGCGCATCACCCAGACCGGCACCGGCAACGCCCTGCTGGTAGAGGACTCTGCAAACCCGGATAGCACGCCGGTTGTGATTGATGCGAGCGGCGTCTTGGTTGTAGGCCACACAACGCCGCTTGTGTCCGGTTACGATGTCCAGTCAATCACGACTGACGGTGCAAGTTATGTCGCCCAGCGGTACAACGCTGGCCCTAGTGGCGTGTTTGTGCGAATGGACAAATCGCGTGGCGCTTCTATCGGTACTAACGCGATTGTCAACATCGATGATGTTATGGGCACGCTGCAATGGCGGGGCGACGACGGCACTGAGTTCATCCGCGCCGCTGAGATCACCGCAGCCGTTGACGGCACCCCCGGCGCGGGCGACATGCCCGGTCGTTTGGTCTTCAGCACCACCGCTGACGGGGCGAGCACGCTGACGGAGCGGATGCGGATTGATAGTGTTGGGACCAGCACGTTTACTGGCCAAGCAATTATTAACGCATCCGGCACATCAGATGCACTTCGCATCACCCAGACCGGCACCGGCAACGCTCTGCTGGT